TAAATATAATTAAGGATTAGAATGGCTGTAGAAAAACAAGAACCCCAAACAGAAGATATTTTAGAAGAAACAGAAGTAGAAACATTGCCTAGTGATGAAGTTGATGTAACTGTCGAAGGTGAAGAAATGCCAGAGGCAAGCCCTGAAGATGATTTCAACGCTAATTTAGCAGAGGCCATGGATGAGAGAACTCTCAAAGACATGGCTATGGAACTTATTCAAGAATACAAAAAAGATAAGACTTCTAGAAAAGAATGGGAAGATGCTTACATTAAAGGATTAGATTTATTAGGCACCAAGTATCAGGAAGTTACAAAACCATTTAAAGGAGCTTCCGGTGTCACGCATCCATTGTTAGCTGAGTCTGTTACACAATTCCAAGCACAAGCATACAAAGAGCTAGTACCATCTGATGGTCCTGTGCGGACACAAGTTGTAGGCTTAGTAACACCGGCCACCGAACAACAAGCAGACAGAGTAAAAGATTATATGAATTACCTGCTGATGGAGGAGATGGAAGACTATACAACTGATATGGATCAGATGTTATTTTATTTACCACTATCAGGATCTACATTTAAAAAAATATATTTCGATGCAATGCTAGATAGACCTGTATCTAAATTTATACCAGCAGAAGATTTGGTTGTTCCATACTACGCATCAGATTTAAAAGATTGTGAAAGAATTACTCACGTAATTAAGATGACTCAAAACGAAGTCACTAAAAAAATGGCAGCAGGTTTCTATAGAGACATAGAATTGATTGAGTCTAATACAGAACCTGATGATGTTCAGAAAAAATTAAATCAGTTAGAAGGTATTAAAAGAACGGGTGATGATTACTTACATACAATTCTTGAAATGCATGTTGATTTAAATCTTGATGACTATGAAAATTTTGATGACAAAGCTAAAAAAATTAAAATTCCATACATTGTAACTATTGACGAAGGATCAGGAGAGATATTATCGATTTATCGAAACTATAGACCTGGAGACCTTGGTTACTCCAGAATAGAATACTTTGTTCATTACAAGTTCCTTCCAGGATTAGGTTTCTATGGTTTTGGTTTAACTCATATGATTGGTGGACTGTCTCAGGCAGCCACTCAATCATTGAGACAATTGATTGATGCAGGAACTTTAAAAAATTTACCTGCAGGATTTAAGTCTAGAGGTATTAGAGTACGTGATGATGACCA